TAGTCCGATTTTTTTTTTTTTAATTTTTTCATATCCTTTTGAGTGTTGTGGGCGGTGTTACCCGCCCGGGTTATTTACTTTTCTATCTCCGTTATCCATTGAATACCTAACCAGTCGTTAAGGTCTGAACTCTTTTGCAATCTTGCATTTTCTTTTTTAATTTCGTTAGCCTCTTGTTCGGTTATCTCTTTTCCGTTTACATAATACTTTTTCATATCTTTAATTTTTAAGTGGTTATTTCCTTTTGACATTTCAAAGATACGACAAGTTATCGGACTACCAAAATATAGGGTAAACTCTTAACTTTGATTTGCATTAAACGTTCTTAGTTAACGTCCGTTAACATAGAAGTCTATTAATTCCTTCAAATCGTTGTACTCGTCAGGGTTCGATACTACTCGTACATTGAAGTCTAGCGCGGCGATCCGATCGAGTATAACACGCTGTATCGGTCTTGGTTTGCAGCCCGTAGACTTGAACTCAACAAAGATAGCCGTCCCACCTGGTAACAAGTACATTCTATCTGGAAGACCGTTTATAAATTGGGATAGCAGCTTAACTGCCATCCCTCCTTTACTCTCGACGTACTTAGACATAGTACGCTCGAATACCTTTTCGCTAGTTTCCGTTGCCTTCATTCGTTGGTACATTAATATGTAGGCTAGCGCCGTTTGCCACTTTGCACGCTTTCCGCAGTGCTACGAAATTCTTCCGGGCTGTGGTTGCTTCCGTCCATGTCAGAAGGGCGCACCCTTCTATATCGCCCCATTGGTTGGCCTTCTTGTCATACGCTTGCAGCTTATACATACCGCAAAAATACCCTGCGCTCTTATCCGGTGTGATCCGGGTTGCGCCATCACGGGATTTTAATTTCTTCTTGTTACTCATTGCTATATTGTTTATTTTCTTTCCATTCCTCCTTTTGCCGGGTTAGTTCTTTCATCGCTTCATCCGGTTCTATCTTATGTACATTTCCGGCTGTACAATGTTGCCCGCGTAATTCCCCGGATAGTATTTTAACGGTGTGACACCTTTCGGTCAAATTAGCTGTTGTTACCATTCCTAGAGTACGCACCCCATAGAAGTCAAACATAACGTAGTCATACAATTTTATCGGGCTGCCAATAGTGGCTAGGCTTTTCCTAATCCGGTCAGATTCTCCCACGGTGGTATGGGACGTGAGAAAATCCTCTGTTCCGTAATCGCCGAACATTTGGCGCATAACGTGTTTGTAGTCCTCGTAATTGTCCCACTCTTCCGGGTGGAATGGGGAGTGCTCAAACAACACTACTATCTTTTCGTCTGCGTACGTGTGCACTCTCCATGCGTTCGTATTCTGAACCATCCATTCGAAAATAACGTCTAACTGATTCCGCGTGAGACGCAAACCACCCGCGCCAATCGTCAGCAAAATAAGGTTAGGAGAAACTCTCCCTTCTCTTAGGTCCCGTGTAATTTTGGCCTTCAGGCCTTGTTCAAAACTTTCCATACAATAAAATTTTATAAGTTTAATTGGATAATACGCGGCGATCGCGATAAGTACCGCCACTAAAATAATATACATCATTCCTCCGTTACATAAGTTAAATTAACCCTTTTCACTGTGTACCCCTGTGAGGTGTAATAGTCGGCAATATACCGCCGTTCCGCTTCTATGTCCGTCACGACATACACAACTAAACCACCTTGGACTTCCCTGTAGTCGCTTACAATAGTTCCCGCTGTGGTCACTATATTAGCTCTTAGTATCTGTATCATAGCTTTAAATATTAGTTGTCGGCTCGCAGCACAATAAAATGAATAATACAAATAGGATCGCCCAAAACGTGTAAACTACAAATTGTTTCATATCTTTTTAGTGTTATGGCGGGTGTTACCCCGCCGGGTTATTAATTTTTTAATGATTTGATTTGTCTTTCCAATAAACGCGCCCTGCTAGCTTCATTATCTGCAAATTCATTTTGCCCTATGGACCTGTAATACTCGGCGTTTTCTTTGGCGTTTTCAAGTGCTCTTTGTTTTTCCTGGATCATCCGTGACTTTTCGGAATTGTCATTTCTGATTATTACATCCTCTAGAGCGGTTCTTTTTGCTAATTCGATAGTTGCTTTCATATCTTTAATTTTTAATTGGTTTATTTCCTTTTGACATTTCAAAGATACGGATTAATTATGAAGTACCAAAACTTTTCTCAAAAAACTTTAGTATATTAACAAAAATAAAGTCTCGCGTATCACTACGAAAGACTTTTTAACTGAAAAACCACCCTAAAAGAATTAACCTTAAAAATTAGAAAAGAAAGTATTGTTTTAATTCGGTATCACAAAGATAGTAATTTTTTGCTTTCCTCGCTACCTTTACGGATATAAACTACTTGTGCGCCGTATAATTTGGTTCTTTTTAACTTTCCTTTATACCATCCGCCTAACTGTCTCATAGCTGTTGCCAGTTCGCGCCCTTTCGCACTTGTATAATCTTCTTTCCTGCGCCCCAAGGCATCGACCCAAAGCTCCATTAAACAGAACGTATTTTTTTGAACCGTTCCCTCTTCTTCCAGTGATCCAGCCAGGAAGTCGGCGCGTTGTTGTTCGGTGCGGTCTTCGTAGTCAGCCGGGAAAAGCTTATCTACGTAGTTTTCTATAATACCTACCAGCGGGCTTTCTTCTGTAAACTCCTCGCGGCCTTCGTTGGCGATCGCTTCGGCTTCGTCCGACAAAACAAGGCTTTCACCCAACATGTACAGCTCCATTGCTTCTGCCCAAAGTTGGTCTACCACCGCCTCGAAAGACTTCTCGAACAGCTTGTGCGTGTTCTTGTTGGCACGTACCTCGATCGGGAAGAAACGGCGGTTTCCGGTTTTGTCCTTCAAAAACTCGTCGTCGTTAGTAGACCCGAAAAATACGCATTGCCGTCTGTGCGTCTTGACGCGTCTAGCGTACGCGCTACGATATGTATCTTCACGCTTGCTAATAAAGTTCTTAGTGGCTTCCACGTCCGAACGGCGAAGGGCTGACAACTCTGCTAGCTCCACTATCCAAGCATGTTGTATCGCTTCGTAGGCTTTTTGCCCGGACACGTCCGTTAATGAGTCATTGAACCAACCTTTTGAAAGGGACTGTATAAGCGTGGACTTTCCCGCGCCCTGCCCGGAATACATAACCAGCGCCGTATCGAATTTGCGGCCCGGCTCATACACTCTAGTAACGGCGGCAACCAGCATTTTGCGGAACGCCTCGGAAACATATATACTAGGTTCTGCGCCCATGTAGTCAACCAGGAAATTATCAATACGTTTCACGCCGTCCCACCTTTGCGCCTCCAGGTACTTCTTGATAGGATGGAAAGCATTTTCGCTGCAAACCTTTTCCAGCGCGTCGTTTAATTTGCTGTCATTATAAATACCGTGCAAATCCTCTATACGTCCACGGATAATCGCTACGGCGGTATCGTCCATCATATCACCCTTCTTGATGTCTTTCGAGAAGAACGGGGTTCTAGTGTACACGATTGTATCAAGAAACAAGTCATAAGCTAGCAGATCATTCAATAGTGGGTCACACTTGAAGGCGTTAACGAAGTTGCGAACGGTACACAATTTATCGCCCTTTCTATCCAAGTCCCAAACAAGTTCGGCGGCGGTTTGCGCGTCACTCTTAACATCGTCCGTGTATTCTTCGAAGTCGGCTAGATCGTCGTCCACGGCTACCATATCTTTAACGCACTCTTTATCCGCGCAAATTAGCTTGTTCATCTCGCGGGTACTGTCTTCCTTACCCAGGTGCCCGAACTTGTGCACACGTACCAAATCGTAGGCGTTGTATGCGTGTCCGTCTCCGATCGGGTCGGTTGAGTGGTGGGAAAAGCATAGTACATCATCATACACTACCAGCCCGGCAGCGCCTGATCCAAGAGCGTAGGTATAGCGCCCGTTGTCTACTTCCGTGTAAACGTCCGATAGATATTTCTCTATTGCTGCCTGTATCGTGTATGAACGGCAAAAAGCGCCTACTAGGCCCTCTTTATCCCGGGGGTCCTTTGCCATCTCTTTACCGATGATGGCACGGGTGTCGCGTTCCGTATCGGAGTGGAACGCCCATTTGCGCACGTCTCGCCATTCTTCATTGTCTCCGTACAAACCTACGAGATACTCCGCGCTGATCGGCTCTCCTTCGAATACTTCGAAAAGTCCGGTTTGATCTTTGGAAAGAGATTGCCAGTACATCATACGCTCGGGTTGAAATGTCGTTTTATCGAATAGATCGATACCTAACAACTCGGCTACTTTACGCGCCGCGGCTTCGTACATAACCACGTCTGTAACCTCTTCCTTAAATGGCATAATAAGACGGTAACGGCGCGATCCAGGGCGGTCTGATCTAGTGGTATAAATAGCTGCCGCCACGCCCGGAAAACGATCCGCAAAATCAAATGGGAAAAGATCGTCTCCAAAGTCTACATCTAGCGTGATCATTGAGCGGGACATAACCGCTTTCTTAAGGCGTTGGGCGCCTGAAAGCTCGCCAGCCATGAATCCGCCCACGTCCTTCAATGAAGACTTAGCGGGCTTGTCCAGCCTGTCGAACTCGCGTACCGTTTCGTTAGTAATTACGGGCGTTCCTAGTCTTTCCAAAAATGCTTCCCAGGTCATACGTACGGACTTCCACTTCAATGAAGCCGAAGAGCCTGCAAGCGATAAAGTGTATTTTTCCATGTTAATCTTTCTTATAATAATTACTAGTAAACCCTTCTGCCTTCAACGGAATACCGAAAGCGTCTGCCCATTTTGGCGTAACTGCCATAGCTGTACAAATTTCCTCTAGCGAAACAACCGGATCACCAAAAGCATCTAAAGGTACCTCGTTTACCGTTTCATCATGGATGTGCCCCACGATCTTAACAGCCGGGTAACGTTTTACAATCTCTTGCATACCGTATGCCAATAGGTCACGGCTGACTGCCTGCGTTATATTCTCGGTTAGCTTTCCGCCATATGTGTCTAGATCCGCCCATTTTCCGGTAAGGTCTTGACCCTTGTATGTTATAACCTCTCTATCTCGTCCGTGTACGCTTTTCGTAGCGATCCGGCAAAACGGGTAAAACAAACGACGCCCCGAAGGTAATAAAATTGCTAGGGAATTGTTTTCTTTAAACCATTGAAATGTACAAACGTGTACGCCGTACCGAATAACTTCTACATCTCGCTTGTTACGAATACAGAGTTTAGCCCGGCTATCTAGGGCCTCCCAAAATTCAACCACCCTCGGAGAAGCGGCGCGCCATCTCAATATAATATCCTTGTACAACGATGGATCAATTGCCTTCTCGTAGTCCATCGTAGACATAGCACCTACCCAACCGCCATAGCCTAATGCAAGCTCGGTTACTTTACCCTGTTGGCGGTAATGGGTGCCTTTTCCGCATTGATCCTCGGGCAAACTAAACGTCATACTTGCAGACACTACGTATATATCTTTTCCGTTGCGGAACGCTTCAATACGCCAATCTTCGCGACACAGGCACGCCAGTACACGGGCTTCAATAGCCGAATAGTCAGCAACGTGGAATATGGTGCCCTCTGGGGCTACAAACGTTGTTCTTATAAGCTGCGATAACGTGTCAGGCACATTTCCCCAAAACGTTTCAAAGTCTGCCAAACACATGTGCTTAACATTATCACGCGCGCCGTCAAGGTCGTGTATATAGTTACGCGGTAGGTTCTGCATCTGGACCAGTCTGCCCGCCCATCTTCCAGTACGGCCCGCGCCATAGAAACGGTACAAACCGTGTACCCGTCCGTCGAAGCACACGCAATTGCGCATCGCGGTATATTTAGCGTTGCTAGTCTTGTTTATGATCTTTCGGGCGTTTAGTACTTCGTCTACCCGCTCGTTGTCGCACTCTTGCATAATCTGCTCTATGTCTTCTTTACGGAACGAATCGAAAGACTTTCCGGTGTTGATTAGAACAAAGTCCTTTAATTGCATTGTGGACTTTAAAGAAGATATGCCGTACTTAGTTTTAATCCGGCTTTTCAATTCGTTGCAAAATTCCTCGTTGAGAGCGTCCGCCCGTTCCGCTAGTTCCATGTCTACAGCGATACCATTGTCGTTAATGTCTTGGTCCAGTCTATACAGGTCTATCTCTGATTGTGGGAACTTGCAATAGTCTAGGCGTGCCTGTGCTTCACGTTCTGAAAGAATATCATATCGTAAGTAGTCTATAAATTCCTCCCATTTATCGGGAAAGTCTTTAGAATAATTCCGGTACTCTTCCGGTTTCGCTCTAGTTGGTTTCTGTGGCTGGCAAAAGAACTTTATAAGGGCTAGACCTGTGCCCTTCTTGCCTTCTTTCAAATCGAGGGCTTTAGAAAGGTTTCCCAGGCTCTCGGGGAATCCAGAGTATAACGCCATAGTTGCGGTACATAGGAAACGTTCCGCGGGAATATTGATGCCATATGCCATCAAACACAGCCGTTCAAATTGCGCGTTGTGTGCCACAATCGTATATTGCTCGTCTAGTATCAAGTTCACGAAGTCCGTAAATTGATCATAGGCATCTGATCTAGTCATATCTACGATATTAACCGGACCGTCACCGACTGCGTAACCGATAAGAAGTATCTCGAAGTCGGGCGATTGCGTATATCGGTACGCGCCGCCTGCCTTAATATCCTCACCGGAAAATGTTTCAAAATCTATATAAATTGGTTTCATGTTTTTAGGGGTTTTTAAAATTAAAGCCGCGCCGCTTCTACTCGGCACGGCTTTGGAAAATCATTTTACACTTGTTTTAACGAGATTGATTAATAATTAATTTAATTGTTTATACTTGAAATAATTGTTTTAGTTGAAGTCTGCCAGACTGTCGTTTTCATCGCTTAAATCTTCGAAGTCGTTTACGCTTGATCCGCCGTCTAGTCTATCATCGTCGGTTACTTTTTGTATTCCGTTCAATCCGGCTGTTATACCGCGGTTGTCGGCGCTCATGTTGTAACCGTAGATCGAGATGGAAGCCACGCCCCAAGATCCGGAATACATATCCTCTTTCACTGTGATCGGGCGTTTCCCTTTGTCAATTACGATCGGTTGCCCATGCTCCTCTTTTCTTTTAGCGGTAATGTAGTACATACCTTCAAATCCGGCTTGCCCTTCTTTCTCTGGCGCGTCGCCATCCTTTAACGGGCTTTTGTAATTTTCCGGTACGCGTCCCTTGAATTTCGGGTCCCTTGAAAAATAATCCTGTGCTTCTGCCTTAACCGCATCATTAATTTGCTTAATTAGGGCAATGTCAGTTTTTGGGATCAAAAGCACGACACTGTAATGAAAATCACCTACTCCGTTGAATTGTTCCGGTTCAAAAACTCTTACATAAGAGAAACGCACGTTTTTTAAGATCAATTTTCTACTCATAATTTTTAAGTTTAATTTGTTTCACGGTTCAAAGATATTGCTTTATTTGGGACTTCAAACCGTTTATACATTCTTTAATTGTTTTTTAACTTCTGTTAGCCTTCTATGTCGAAGTCGCAAAGCGGGCTGTATTCTACTCCCTTAGCGCTTTCCGGTACTAGTTTTGGCGCGCCGGGTCGTGATTCAATCGCGTCTCCAAACCTCGCGCTAAATACCTTTTTGCCTACCAACTTCTCGAGATCTCCGATACCCTTTAGTTTGATGTTTAGCACTTCGTCCTCCAGGAACTCGTTTAAGAGCGCCTGCCGTACCTTTGCCTCGTCCTTGATAACTCGGCTTGACCGTCCGGCTACTAGCTTGTAGCCCTCCCATTTATGCCCCTGTATCGCTCTATCGTAAACGTACTTATTTACCGATTCAATCCAGCTCTTATACGTGTCGATCTTACCAATAAGGTCTACTATTTCCTCATCAGACAACAACAGTGGTTCGGGCTTTTCGTCGAAGTCCGCAAGTATTGCGTCACGTTGCGCCCTGCATTGGGCTTTAACCGGACAAAATTTGCACCAACTTCCGATAACCTGCTTTCCTTTGCCCTGTATTGCCGCTTTTGCGGCTGGTTTCAGGACTTTCTCCGCCCACTCAAGTAATTCACCCTTCGACATCTCAAACGTGTCGTAATGGTCTAGTCTGACTTGTGCGATCGTCATTCGAATATTGGTTATGTCCTTTGACGCTGCCGCCTTCAGGGCTCCCAAAGCATACAGCATCATTTGTTCGTTGTAATTGGCTGTTACCTTAACGCCTGCGCCGTACTTCAGATCTATAATGTGTACCGTCTTGTCAGATACTAGTGTTACGTCTACCGATCCGAACGAATCCGGTGCATAATCGGTAATGTCTACCTTTCTCTCTAGGAACATTTCGCTAAAACCGTCCTCCCTAGCCATCTTGTACCCTTCGCCAATAACATAATCGCAATAGTCACGAATGTAATTCGCCATGTCAATACTAAACAGCGGGTTTACAAGGTGATCAGCTTTCAACGGCACTGCATCGTCAATTATCGGATCATATTCGCCATTCAAGTATTTTGTCAAAGCATATTCGGCTATTTCGTGGGCTAGTGTGCCCTCTTCGGCGTAAACGCTTGACTTGCTTCCGGCGGCTTCTGCTAGTAGCGCCGATGGAGTACAATGGATCCATCGTTTCGCGCTACTCGGCGATAAAATCGCGTGGTCTCTATCCGCGTGTCCCATTACAGCCGGCTTGAGATGTATGCAACAAAATCATTAAACATCTCTTCCTTCAACGTCGGGAAACTGGAAGCGCCTACATGTTCAAACGCTTCCTGTACAATTGGGCGTTTCTTTGCGTTTAGTGCTTTCATAGCCCACGATTTGCAATCGTCGATAGTATAAGATGCTGCATCCGTTTCGGGTTCTTCTACCTTTGCAGGCTCTTCCACCTTTGCGGGTTCTTCTACCGGTGCGGGTTCTTCTACTGGTGCGGGTTCTTCTACTGGTGCGGGTTTCGCTGCACGTTTAGCACGTGTCTTGGCGCGTTCTGATTCCACCATCTCTGACACTGTTTTAGGCTTCTCTTCGTCCTTCACCTTTGTTGCTTCTACAACTGCGTCCGCCAGCTTGTCAAGATCGGTTTTACGTTCCGTTACTTCCGGTACGGCTTCACCTGCCAATTCGCGCAAATAGTTAGATGTTGCTAACAATTCCTTCACACTCTCATTTCCAAATAATTCGATTACTACTTTCATTTTTTCTTAAAATTAAAAATTATTCCTACTAGTTCAGTTTTGCTCACTCTGATTTTGCCCGTTCCGTTCTCGTACCGGGTGAGCTTTCCGGCGTTGATTTGGTAGCGTATGGCATTTTCGGTGCACTCCGCTAACCGGGCGGCTTCCGCCACTGTGATAAGTTCTACTTTTTCCATTTCATCTTTTCGTTAAATTTAAAACTCAATTTGTCAGACGTTCGATAAGTTTGTACGTGATCGGAATAAGCGGCGCGCCGGGCCTGTTCGAAAATAGTTTCGTAACGTTTGGCGTGTGGAATTATAAAACCCTGGATTTTATACTTAAACTTTTTTCCGGCTTCTTCTTCTCGTTGCAAATCATCGAACACCATTTTCGAGTTGCCCGGATAGCCGTATAGCATTGTAGCCTCGCCTATCGTTTTGCACGCTGTAATCCTCTCTCGTATAATCTTATAAAAGAACGCTTCTAATTTGTAAATGTCTACTGCCATATCTAGTAATGTTTAAAACGATTCTCCGGTATCGGAATAGTTCAACAAATTTAGTTGGTTTCTCATTTCGATATCACAAAGGTACAGCTTTATTTTGAACTACAAAACTATTTCCCAAAAAACTTTAGTAATTTAACTCTGATTAACGGTTTTGAAGGTTTAATAACAATGTAAATGACGAATAACCCTTTTTCAATGTATCTTTCACGCCTTAACTAATTGCGTATCAGTTAGTTAAGTGGCAAAAACGGGTGAAATGTAAAAGGTAAGTGATAGTTTCCCTATTAGTTTATATTTAAATATTTCTATAAATTCATTCACATATTAATTCATATATTTACATATTTTATAGATTATATTACTATTTCATTCTTATCTCTATATATCATCTTTACATCTTTTACATTAGATATATATTGATAGATAAAGTACTAGTTATTAGTGAGTTAAGTGCAAAAGATACAAATTTTAATAATTTACAAGCAAAAACGCCAACTCGTTAAGAATCAGCGTTTTAAGTTTTCAAGTGTGAAAGATGGAAGGGCGTTTATAAAAGATGGAAGGCTTTATTTGTTGAATTCTGCCGAGAATTCCACGTGTATTTTAGATTTTGGGTTTTTATTCGATACGGTTATGGTTTGTTTCGGTTTTCCGATCCGAAAGAATAAAAACCTCTTTTGCTTGACTGATCCGATCACGTCGATCGTGTCGGTACTGCTAGATTTTATAATCGTGGTGTCCGGTTTAGACTCAACTTGTATATCATTCCATCCGTCGAAATAGTGCGCAAATCGGTTTTCTTTGTTCCCATCCCTGTATTCTGTCTTAACCACGGTGTCCACCTTGGTAACTGTCTCGGCCCTTGTAGCGTTCTTAAGCTCCCGTATCTTTATCCCCGCCTCGCGTACCTTATTATATAGGTCTGCGTTATATAGTTCCAGCTCGTCCTTCTCTAGTTTTAGCTGCCTAGCCCGTTCCGCGTAATCACCCGCCGTAGTCTTGAACGCTACGGCCTCGGTGTTAAGCGCGGTGATGTTGTTTTCCTGCCTTTCTAGCTCTTTATGCTGCCTTTTTATAGTCTTGTACGATGCGTACAATAAAATGGCTAGAAGGACCGCTAAACACACTAATATCTTATCTAATGCTATTTTCATAGGTGGAGTATTTGACGTTTCACATTATCCCTATCATATGAGATATGCACCCATGAAAAATTCTTCTCGTCGATAAGCTGGCAGTAAGGCAAATTGAGTTTTTGCGCCAGATCAAAGAGTTTCTTATTCTCTTGTTTGCTTCCCGCTGTAATGTCCGCCGCTTGTCCCTTCAGGTGCTGCGACGTTTTAGAGCCTTTCACCGCCGCGTTTAGGGCCGGCGATCTGTATCCGCTATTAACACGGATCGGTTTGCCATACGCGTCCCGTAGAGGGTCTAGTACCTTATCAACTAACAGTTTCAGATTCTCCGCCGCTTCCGGTGTCGGGTCGTTGTTGATCTTCTTCGCTGCCGCTGTCGTTGACGCGGTTAGTTCTTGAATTGTGAAGTTTCGCATTTTTCAAGTTTTTTATAAAGTCCAAATATTTAGTATTAATCAGTATATCCAGTACCGCAATAAACTCATTATCCGGTTGGATTTTTTTAAAGTTACGAATAATATTCTTAGAATACACCAGCGCAAATAACGTTGTGAGTAATCGTAATAAGTCCGTATAGTTCCCCTCCGGCTCTATAAGCCGCGCGCCTGCCGCCGTGAATAGAATCACGATCGCCGCGATCGCATACTCGAAAAAAACATGGAAAGCCTTTTTGTGGCTGTATTTTTCACCAGCCCGCAAACCTGCGATAAGTCCCACTATAAAATTTAATGTCCCGAATAAGATTATCAGGACGAAGAAAGTCATCACATCGTTAGTAACTGTTAGCAGGAAAGCTAGAGACGCGACACGCGCCGTATCAAAAACTCCATCCATTATTTTATCAAACATATCCTAGATTGTACCCTGTGTGAACATTCCTCTTTAATCAGTCCGGCGGTTTTAAACGCCTTGATTAGTGGGACTATAAATAAATCAGCTTTTCCGCGTTCGGCTTCAAACCGTCTCGCTTTGTTATCATCGGCTAGAACGTAGCTGCCGCCATAGTTTTGTATTTTTAGGCCGCTCGCCGTGCTCTGCTGCTCGCTTGTCTGCAAGTAGCGTGCAAAGGCGTAGTAGCATAATACTTTATTAGCTCCTGTACGCGCCGGCGTATCAACTAAGTATTCCGGCGGTATCTCTTCATACGATCGGTGGAGCTGCGGTGACATGTCGAGCATATCGGCTTCGTAAAATGCCTTCTCGATGTCGCTGTCCTTAACATCTTTCGCGATCGTAAACAAATCTCGTAGTAATTGGATCGGGTATGCCATATCAATCTGTTATTACTTGGTCGGCGGGTGTAGCGGGTACATTATCCGCATCGCCTTCCAAATCGTTTTCAATTTTAGTTAGTTCCGGGTCTATGTCGAATATATACGCCAGGTCTCGGGAAATCTTATCACGGACACGTGACAATGAACGGCGGTAAACGCGTTGCATCTCCTTAACCACCTCGCCCGATGCGTTCGAGAAGCTAATCAATGATGAATCAATAAGCGGGATCGGAATAGTGAAGCAAGAAATCGCAATGTCTTTCCGCAATGGCTCGCAATACGATTTATACAAGTCGGAATCAATAGGCGTACCGATTTGATCCACCCGGATAAACGGTTTCTCTGTAATGCCTACATTCTCGTCCCTTACTGTGAGAACCGCGCCAGTCCCTTCTACTCCCATCATTTCGGTAATAGCGTCCCGGAACTCGTTTTGCTCCTGGTCGCTCTGGAACATTCCGTGTGATACTACGCTACAGGCGTGGAAACCGCGTGCCAGTACGTTCTCAACATACAGGGCGTTCCCGTGTTCGGCTCCCATTTCCGGCTGCACCGCGTGAAACGGGCTGATCGGATAGGGGCGGCGGTTCGAGAAGTTAGCGTAATATAATTGCCCCGGATGGTTTTCAATACCTCCGTACTCTTCGCATTCCTTCCAAAAGTTTTTCGGGTTGAAGTTAGGATAAACTACGCCTGTCTTTACGTTCGTGTCCTTCAGCGTCTCGCGTTCCCAGTTATCGAATACGCGCCATTTCCGTACGATTGAATCACGTTTGTAGTCCTCGTTAAGAACGGCACGAACGTAACCGAACGGAACGGGATAACAGTACAAAGGGCGACCATCGCCGCCGTATTGTACTATTAACGCGTAACCTCTATATCTCGGTATCTCGTCCGCTACGAACTCTAAAACGTCGTTCATGTCCTGCCCGTGCTCGTTGGTTCTCGCTGCAAATTCTTCGTTAACGAACCCCTCGCAAATAATGTTTTCTTTCGCCTTGTCGCAACACGCCGTAGCGGTTTTGCTGGCGTCGATAAGGTTTGCGATACGTTGCGGGTATAGGTTGTCTACATCGTAACTAACCACCCCTTCAGAAGTACGGGGCACTAAACGAAGTGCCCTACGTACTATTAACTCTATTTTCTTTGCTGCGATCATTGATTTACATTTTTATATTATTCTTCGAACTCCTTAAGGCCCTCGGCGGCTTCTGCTTCTGCTGCTGCCTTGTTTGCTGCACGTGTAGCCGCTGCCTTTTTAGCTGCTTCGCTGCGTTTTGCCGCTGCGATCTCTTCCTCTGTTAGTTCCGGTTCACCTTCTACAGGCGCTTCCGGTTCACCTTCTACGGGCGCTTCTGGTTCTGCTTGCAAGTCTATAAAATAGTCCTTGTAATTCTCGTTAGCTTCCATGAACTCCACGGCCTTCTCGTCGCTTGTGTTAAAAGCGCGGTACACTCTTCCGTCTTCGATCGAGTTGATGAATAGTCCCGGCTTCATAACGTAGCGGGTGTGCTGGCCGGTCAAATAACGTTCTTCATACCAGCGTTGCGCAAACAGACGATCCGCACCGCACACAATATCCAATTTAAGGTTAGTCATTGTTTGGCACAATGCCACAATCTGCCCTATATCTGTAATTTTTTCCATCTTTTAAACTGTTTTAATTTATTAAACTTTCGGTATCTTTAGACCGTCGTACGCCGCTTTGGTGATCGTTACCAACATATCACCCGTTGACGCTTCCGGCGTTTTAAGTGTCACCGTTGAAATGCCACCCGTACTCGAATCGGTCGCAAAGTCCGACGCTTCCAAACCGCAAAATGCGCCTGCCAAATAATAGTTACCTGATTTAGACTTTAGCGCCACTCTAAAATTACCCTTTAAAAGGCTCGTTAACGCCAAACGATAAGCCGTGCTATCAACAGACGACACAACCTTAATAACGACGCTCTGATCCTCTGCCGCGGGCACTGTATCGTTTGCTTTAATTGCCTCCTGGTACATTACGGAGTTGTTAATAGAGTTAACTACGTACCCCTTTTTTCCGGTTAACATAGTTATTGTCCCTGCCCCTCCTGTTTCTGATATAGTGGAGATGTCCGACGAGTTGATAATAATCGCTTCATCTATTTCACCCGTTCCGCCTGGTAATCCCAGATTTGCGCAATCAAATGTAATATCCCGATCTAGTTTTTTTAAACATGCCATATAATATCCTCCCTTATGATTCTGTTACGATAGCCGCGGCTCTCAACGTGTTATAACTTGACGCGGAAAAGTCCATTCTTGACTCCCCAATCACATTTTCCGGTGTGGATAGCGTGATAGTTGTAAAACCACCGTTCGCGTTCAAGTCCTCTGTAAATGCAGACATACTCAAGCCATAGTTAACGCCATAAGCCCTATATTGACCCGATTTAGTTTTAACAAGGGCAATGAATGACCCGTTCAAAATCTGATTTACTAGTTGCGCCCCTTCGGTCCCTCCGCGGTACACTGTGAACGTAACCGCCTGCGTTAACGCTGTTGGCGCGTTGTCGTTCTGCTTGATCTCTTCCGTAGCGTTTACACCCTTCTTGTTACTCTCAACCAATACCGCCTTAGTGCTCGCCGCCATTGTGATAACAGCAACACTGTTAACCACGCTCTTCGTAGCAATATCTGCCATATTGATAAGAAGCATTTCGGATACGCCCGCTGCCCCTCCGTCGCAATCAACTAAGATCGCTTTATTTAATTTCGATAAACATCCCATATTTTAAGCTATTTTTGCGTTTACAATAACTGTCCATGATGCGGATGTTATGGTAATACCATTTTCACCTCGTGCATCGTCCGGCGTTTTAATCGTAATCGTAGTAAATCCGCCCGCCGCGTTAGAATCCATATCAGCTTGTGAAATTTCAAGCCCGCATCTGTACCCCGCCATTATCGGCGTTGAGTTAATATCATTCAATTTGATCGCTGCCATGAAACGCCCCGATAATAATGCCGACACGATAGTTCTAGCATTAGCATTTTTTTCGTATATCGTAAACATAACGGACTGATCCAAACCTGCTGAAACATCTGATAGCTTCAAAGCCTCCGTAAACTTCGCGCCATTCTTGTAACACTCAACCGGAATAGTCTTCGCCCCCGATTTAAGGGCGACACCTGACAGGATGTTACTAGCGTCTACAGTTCCGGCGGTTACGTCGTCAAAGTTAATCAGGTACATTTCAGCGATACCTACGCTACCGGGTTGGCATGCGTAGGTAATTGCTTTATTTAATGTCTTTATACAAGCCATTCAAATTCTGTTTTAGTTATTAAACACCTGCTGCGGTGCACAATTTCAAATACTCCGGAACTGCTAGCATAGCATCAGCCGCAAAAACTGTAGTACTGTAATATTTACGGTCCTTAGCATCGCGGATGAACGGATCAATAGTCAGACTTGAGTCTTCCAAAGCCAATTGAATGTTAGTTTTCGGTGAGAAAGCGATGAATGATTGAACTGTCAAAGCGTCGCCCTTAGCGCTGTTAGAAACGTGGCGCAACTCGTTCAACTTGTAACCTTCGAAGAAGTACGACGGTTTGCCGTTTTCCATGTTAGCCTGTGCCAAGTGGTTATCTTTCGCCTCTACCAAGTCCTTGTAAGCGCGCATAACGTTACTAGATACATAGAATTCTGATTCGTCCAACTGATCCGGGCGCTGGTTGTCGATACACCATTTCAGGCACTCCAAAACGTTAGCATCTGCACCTGATGGAACAAGGGTCTTAACCTCTTCGGTTGATGCCTGCATCTGTTTGATGATACCGCCGTTTTTGAATACTGTGTATTCACCTGCTGTATCAGTTGTTTTCAGACCGTCCAACCATACGAGACGTAACATATCAGCTTCCAGTACTTTCAGAATTTCGTTCTGCATGAACGCTGCTAACTGGGTTTGGTCGAAATCAGCCGAAAGGTGAACGCCCTTTGCAACCATTTTACCCCACAAATCCTGCAAACAAACCACGATAGGCAACTCAATCTGTGCGTGATCGTAGTATTTAACCTTATCGTTAAGAGAACTATACTTGTATTCGCTATCGCAACCCGCTGAACGTCTTACCGCTTTGTCGGTCGCTGTGAAAGTCAAGATAGGTTTGCCCTTTTCAATACCCGCTAACACGGTTACGCCGTTGGACAATTCGCCCTCCAGCCCAAGTGACAAAGAAATAACATCGGCTAGGCTGTCGATATTCAATTTGTTTAAATCGCTAAATGTAAATGCCATAATTTTAATGTTTTAGTAGATTAATATTTAAATTTTTTACGCATTTCTGCTGCGGCCTTCTGAACCTCTTCACGGCTCAATTTTGTCCCGGTCTTTACCTCGGTCTTCAATTCGGTCTTCGCTGCTGCTGGTGCGCCTGTACGCTTGTTTAGCTGCGTCTTGAGATCAGACACGGTTTTCTTCAACTCGGTAACCTCTTTGCGGATCGCTGAAAGTTCTTCCGGGGTAGCCGTTTTCTTTTTGTCCTCGTCTTCCTTGTCCTCTTCCGGCTTTTCTTCCTCGGTTGCTAACTCTTCTTGACCCTCTTCTTCGCGTTTAGCTTCGCTTTCCACTTCCTTAACATCGGAAATCTTTCCGGCTACGACTGATATGATCATGTCCTCGCCCTCTTCAATCGAAATGTAATAATCACCATCCTCTACGGGTTTGCCTTCGGCGTCCTGTACTTCGTCGCCCAAAGCAGCTTGTTCGCCTTGTGCGATAATAACAAGCTCTTTTCCCTCTTTGGTTGTGACGGTTTCCCTAGCTAGCTTAGTCGATTTAACTAGCTCTGCTAATTTTGTCCAAAATTTGCTCATTGATAATTTGTTTAAATTGTTATTAAATAAAGAACTAGTAGCCGCGGGAAGTCCCACCAAGTCGGCACTAAATAACTCTCTCACTTCTGTTACGGTTGCGGTTTGTGCTTCATCGTCCAGCTCCTTAACATCAGACTGATTTACCGATACGCCTAATAGTTCCGGCTCCTTCTCGATCATAGCAACCATAAAATTATACTCGCTAGGATACGCACTTTCCAAAGCTTCCGACATGACTAGATCAGCGTAAACGGCGTTTTCGTCGTGTGTGAAGTTAGCGAAATGCCCTATATACCCGTCCAGCAAGTCCGTACCGTTGTGCGTCCGGCGTGCGTGAATAGGCCGGGAATTACCTAAAGCCACTAGAGACGGGAAAGCACTAGCAGAGATGACTAATTTATAAGCCTTTCCCCCTTCTTCATAGTAGTTTGCGGTTTCCCCGGCTTCTATAATGCGTAACTTTTCAAATATTTTCATATATTACTGTATTATTGGTACAAAGATATATTATTTAACGGCACTAGGCCGCGGCTTTACCTACGATTTATAGACTAGCCGCTACCTGTACGCTATTATATTGTTGTTGACCCTCGTCTATATCGGTAACTGCCACCTGTGGGGCGGGAACGCTAGCCACTGAATCGTACATAATTGCCGCTAATTTCCGCAAACTATCGTTTGACAGGCTGAAATTACTAGGTAACTGCATAGTTGATCCGCCGCCTACGTCGATCTTCCCACCGTTGGCGTACCGATACACGCCGGACGAACCGAATGAACGCCCGCCGTATTCCATATTAAGAGCCGATAACGCGTTGATCGCGCCGGATGCTTTACGGTTCAAAATGTACATGTTCTCACCGCCTTCGACCTCAAACTGTTGCCCGTTCGATCCGGTGAACGTCACGCCCCCGGCCGCATGGCTAGCTCCGTATATCTGTCCGCCCTTAGCGTATTTCTTAACGCTCGTGTTGATCTTGGTGTCCGGGGCTTTGACTTTGTTAATGCTCATAACCTGTTTCATACCAAAAGCAATAATCATAGCCGCCTCTGGTATCCCCCAAATTCCTTTTTCCAGTGCTTTAGACGCGCCTAGATATGTGTTTATAGTCGCCTGTGCCGTGGCAAATGCTTTGCCCGCTGCGCTCTCTTCGCCCAGTAAGCTAGAGAGTTGTCCGGCTGTGCCCGCTGCCATCTCCAATTGCGCGTTATAGTACTTCCGCTTAATGTCGTCTTTCATGATCTCGAAACGTTCGGTTATCGCGGTTGTTTCCGCTCCGATCGCTTCGGCGTTCGCAATCTCTAGAGCCTTCTGTGCGTCCAGTCTCGCAAGTTGGCTTTCCAAATCGTTGCCCATTTTCATATCAGCTAGCGCGCGGTCGTTCTCCATGTTGAGCGCCTGCCTGTCTCGCTCCTGCTGGTCTTCCTCGTCCTTCCGGGCCTTGACCTCCGCGGCGTATTCCAACTCGCGTTGGCGAACGTTGTTAATGTATTCTTGCTCACCTATAAGACCCTGTGCCCGTCTGTACGTCTCAATCTCGATCTTCTTATCATTGACCGCTTGCAGTTCTTGCAATGAGATTTGAGCCCCTTCTATTTCGCGCTGTGCTATATCTAGCTGCATTGCGGTAACGGCTTCGTTGTACTTCTTCATCTGCGCGTCCTGTGCTGCTTTGATAGTGTCCTGCGCCTTCTTGTGCGCTTCCGCTTCCCTCTTCGCTGCGTCTTCTGCTGCCTTCGCTTTCTTCGCCGCTGCCGCCTGTGCGTACTGCGCTTGCTTGTCGCGCTCCTGTTTGACGAAGCCGGACACCTGCCCCGCCATTTCTTTCTCCTGTGTGGCATAACGCGCTTTCGCGGCTTCGAGTGCTGCAAGGGCTTCCTGTTCTTTCCGTGCGTCCTCGTCGCTTGTATATCCTAATTGGTTCTCGGCTTTGATCTGTTTGTACTTCGCATCCAGTACGGACAACTCCATATCACGAATAGCACGCAACTTTTCCCTAGCCTGATTCAGTAGCTTAGTACGTTCCGCCGCCGATTTGTTTTGGTCGGCTGCAAGGGTCTTAAGCTCTTCCATCTCGCGCCGCATTTGCGCCATTGGTACAAGCGCCGCCGTTTCAGCCTGGTAGATCTTCTGCGTTTGGGCTGCCAGCCGTGCGCCTTCCGCCGCCGCCCTCTTCGTCTCCTCACTGATAAGTCCCAGCTTATCCAATAGCCACGTAACGGCCTTAGCAAGGTTCTCAAGCAAGAACGCCACGCCCTCAAACAATCCGGTTATCCAGTCCAACAAACGCCCGAAAATGACCTTAAAAGGGGCAAACGCCGCCTTTAAACTAGTCGCTAACTCGCTGTTACGTTTCATCATCTTCTCGATGATAGCGATAAGCGATAAGACGAGCGACACGACAAATATAATAGGGTTCGCCTTTAATGCAGCGTTGAACGCCTGCACCCCGGCTATGCCGCTTTTCATCTGTCCCACCAGCGCACCGGTGCCTCCGGTTAGCCCCTGTGTTTGCAATATGCCGTCCTTGACGCTCTCGGCGTAATTACCGACATTACGGCGGTTGTCTACTGCCTTCTCCATCTCCTTAAGCTTGTCCGATAACGCTTTGGTCTGCTCGGTCAAGTCCCGCCCCTCCTTGCTGGTAGTCCGTTGCGCCTCGCTCATCTTGTTCAGCTCGGTGGTGTTCTGCGCCAACTGTGCACGCAAAGCGTTGACGCTCGTAGCCTCGTTGTCCAGGAGCGTTTTTGTAGACTTGATCTCGGCGTTATTCTTTTTGTTCGCCTCGGTATTGTCCAGTATTGCTTTTTGCGTCTCTATAAGAGACTTATTCAGCTTCTTAACAGTCGCGTCGTACTTGTCCTGTTGCACAAGGCCGTCCGCATAGTTCTGGTTTAGCGTGTCCAGCTCCTTTTTCTCGGAGGCGTACGCCGCTTGCAAATCCTTCTTAGTCTTTGCAAGCGCCATACTCTTGGCTATTAACGCGTCCAGCCCCTTTTCGGCTTCTGACGTGCCGAAATTAAGGTCTAATAATGTTACTTGATCCGCCATTTTTACGTTATTTTAAATCCATTTTGTACAAAGATAGCTTACAATTCCCGGTTGCTACGTCATATTCGCCTAGAGATTTGATATAGAAGTAGCTGTTTAGCTGCGAAAAGTAATACGCATCCCCTAATCTAAGGTTCTCAACGTCTCCATATTCCAATTGCGCCTTGATTTTCACTTGTACCCGTGATCTAAACATCTTGAAATGTCTGTTTATATATGGGTAGTATATGTTTTTCACGAACGTATAGTTGTAATTATAGTTGCTAGGTTTGGCGAACGCTGCGGTTAGCCCCATAATAGGGAAAACCCAGCTATTGTATGAGAACTTAACCCCCGATTTGTAAGCGTCCTTAACAGGTGTTACCGTTCCGGGCCCGTTGGAATAACTGAATTTTTCCGAACCGACCGTACACACGTATTGGTCTGCAAATTCGTCGGGAACGTCTACCATCTCTACGCTGCGTAGCTTGTCACTCCAGTCGTGTACGCGTGCCCATGCTGTCGACGTACCGTCACGTAGATCAGCGTCTACTATCGGCTCTATACGTAACGTACCGTTGCGGTAAATCTTCCTCCAATGCCATGCCGTGCACATGTCGTCCACTATGTTTTTTACGTCCGTGTACGGAAAATCGATCGCTACATTAGCGACTGAATCGTATCGCGGCTTGATGGCCGCATCGAACACCGCCTGCCCCGCGCCGCATCTTATCAGCTCTTCCGGGTCGTAGCCGTCCGGGAATCTGAAATAGTCCGTACGTGTCACGCCCCCGATAGTCGCCGCCAGCTGCATATAGGCATCCTGTTTAGGGTAAACCGTCATTTGCGCGTTATCGGGCGTAACATAAACCCAAATACGATCGGTTATGCTCCCGTAGTAAGACATAGCCCTACCTATCCCCGATACCGCACCGCGTAACTGAATAGTAGGTTTAGTAGTCGGTATTGAATCTCCCTTGTATTCGACGATCATTTGGAACTGCTGGTTCTCTCCTGCCGAGATCAGGAATCCCGCCGGGCCACCCCCTGTACGATCACCGAAGTACGAAGCGTACGTATATATCCGTGAGTTATCCAGCACAACCGCCGCGGTGTCTGGGTACTTATACCCCCCGCGCCCCTTGGTGCTGCCTTTAGGCAGAAACTTCACCGTTCCCGTCGCTACGTTGTCCCGCCAGGTGATATTGCCTCGGGCGCAAACTATGGTAGGCGCTAATACATCAGCGTCTTCCGGTTGAGGAAGCAAGCCACCAGGGTTGAAAAACGGGTTGATCGGTGGAAATGTTATTTGCGGAAAGTTCACGTACTCACGGACTATCTTTGCAAGGTTTGCGGCTTTCAAGATTATACCCCTGTCCTTCACAAGGCCGAATTCCGGTAAGGTCGATATGGGTTTGCTCACGTCCGACCACTTGTCTGTACTCTCGATCAAGTTAATAGTGTACTCCGTTTCAGTCGCCGACACCTTCGCGTAGAACTGCGTGGGCTCGTCTGACACATAAGCGTAATATTTGAACGGTATGGACGATACGCGCACCTCGGCTACGTAATACTCGCAGTTAAGCAAGCCTTTGTTAAGCCCTATGAACGTCCGGTCATTGTCGAGCGTTCTCGGCACTTTGACCGACGCGCTGAACGCGACACTGTCCCCGGTCATGGTAACCGGGGAGATGTTGTTTAATGTGATTTTGACCGTCGCGTTATCTAAACCGTCAATGTCGTAACCGTTAACTCTTAATGATACTATTTTCATCTTATCCCTCCTGTGTGATTAAACAAATTGCGATCTCGTTTGTAACTGTATTCTTGATTCTCAATTGCCCCATGCGTGCCGCCCCCGGGTTCGGTGTATCGTACTTAATGCCTATGGCGGTTTGTCCGGCTTCTCCTGATGTAGGTGTAACGGATACCCAGCTAGGCGCGCTGCTCATAGTCCAGTTATTTTCGGATGTTGCCACCGCAGGCACAATATAGTTCCCCCCGGCTTTAGGGCCTGACACACGTACCATTGCTATACTGATTGAAGTTGGCGCGCCCGTTTGGTTAACCGTAACTACCGCTATTTCCTCGGTTTGGTCATTGCTGAACGTTATAGTTCCGGTTCTCGCGTCGTTACTCGTGTTGTCTGCGATCGTTAGCGTTACGGTTGTTTCGCCTGGTGCGCCTTCGGTTAAGTCCGGTGTGATCCACGTATCGCGCTGCGACACAGACCACGCGCCAACCGATGTAACGTCCACGGTTACCGGGTGTGTTAGATAGTCTACGTTAAACGTACTAGGGCTAACGGATATACTGCCCGAAACCCCGGCCTGCGTAACGGCTACGCTGTACGTAGCGGACCCCGCCAGACTTTTCAGGACTATGGTACCCGTTCTAGCATCTCCAGTGTTGGCGGCTACCGTCGCGGTGAGATTAGACGATCCTGCATTACCACTAAGCCTACTAACGGACACACCGATTTGCGCGGTTGTCGCGTCTGCCGGCGTGATATTTGCCGAAGGCTCTTTCTGCAACCTGAAAATGGCGTAGGCCGCCCCGCCCATATTTATGGTTTTAGTTTGATCTGCCCCTGATATTAGACTACCCCCCGTCATATATTTCATGTTTGCATCAAAAGCATACACGTTTACGCTAAATCCAGGGACAAATGCCCTTATAAATACAGGTTTACCGTAAATGGGCGCTGGGTTTTTTGATCTTATTTGGCTGGTAGACGCAAATTTCAAATCCTCGTATGATGTACCGGGCACATCTGTTAACCCGCCTTGCTCGAAGTCATCCGCGGTTAACGTTACCACTTCCCCTACCGATAACCATGCCGGTGTACTCCGCACTTCCCATGCCGCGTTGCTGTATATGCTGTTAGTAAGCCCTTCCGCATAGCTTGCCCCGATCGCCCACGGGTTGTGCTGCGCACTAAACGCGATCGACGGCGTAGGTGGGTTGTCCGGTGCTAACGGGAACACGTAGTTGTCTTGTAGTTCCGTTGTCTTGAACCGTACCTGCTGCCTGTACGTCTTGGTACTGTTGGACCAGCGTGCCCCCGTGTCGCCTGAAACTTCCGCTCTAAACCGTTTCGATTGATATTGGTTTATGCCGGGTATGTTCAACTCGAACACGACATTAGATGATACCAACAACTCTTGATAGACGTTATAATACTCTTCGCCGTACTCTAGGTTAATGGTGATCTCCGCTTGTTCCGTCACGCCTCCACGACCGCGGATCGGTGTGAACTTATTAGACCAGAAGTAGTCTTTAAATGCAGCCCAGAACCATTGCCCGTTGCGCATGTTCCATCGTGCACGCAAAGCGCATTGCAAGCTCTCATCATAAACAACGTCGGACATTGGGCGGTCTTCATAGTTAATCACTTGGTCCAGCCCCGACCCCCACACGTTCTTAATCGTCAACTTCTTGATATACGTTATATCGATAGTGTTCCCCAGCACATAGGTAGTAGGGAAGATAGCCGAACTAGGCGCACCCGACACGGGTTCTATCTCGACCTGGAACGCATCGTCCGGGTGGATAGAGTACGGGAAGTAGATGTCCAGCTTCTGTCCCGGTATGCGCGGTTTGGGCGGTTGGGGTAGTGCAGCGTCTACGCCTAACGTGTCCCAATACGTTTCGTCGCAGTGGAATACGGGTATGATGGTCCTAGTCGCTATATCGGTACTCCAAAACTCGATTAGCTGTTGGGGAAACCACGGTGTACCCTGTGACTTGTTACGGTCGGCGCGCTTAAGTAACGGCGCGGCGAAGGACAGGTCAACGTCTACGCCGTATTGTTGGTACGGCAATGATACATTTTTTCGGATCGCGCCGCCTTCGCGCACTATTATATTTATAGGCTCGTTGGTTCCCGTTGTCACCTTCACCATTAGCGGGCGGGTAGCCCACACGGGTAACTGTCCGTCGTACGTCTGATTATCTGTTAGCGTTATGCCCGCTATCGGTATTTGTACATTCATCTATTTAATATTTAAAGTGTCAATAATAGCATATTTAATTATAGTTACTATCTCGTTTTGTAACTTAAGCACCCTTGCAGGGTTGAGAACGTCCGACACCACGCCGCCCGGGTTGTGCTTGTTGGGTACTTTGATCCCTTCTTCACCGATTAGTTTCGCGATCGGATAGGCCGCGGTTAACGGTATGTTCGCGCCTTGCTTGTTCTTGTCCTCGATCCATTTACGTATGATCCACAACGGCGGGCGTTTACCCGCGATCCTTCCGCCTTCCATCGCACCTACATAACGCGGTGCGGTGATACGGGCGTTATTGCCGCTTACAACCAACTTTAGATCCTTGGCGAAGTTACCGGACGCCATCAGCCCTTTAGCCTTGTACGAGGCTTCTATATCGTCCCGTAGCTTGGTTAGCAGCACCTCTATTTCCAACATCGCGTTTCTTGCCATTATTCAGATAGATTTAGTGTTATCTCCCAGCCCGATTTCGGACTGTCGTAAATGTTTTGGCGCTTGACAACCGCCGCGCCTTCCGACACGTACAGGCAAACCGCCTTCTTCGCTATGTCCGTTATCACGGTGAATGTCCGGTCCAGTACGTCTATCTCGGACGAGCTGTCAGTTTCGTAGTGCGAAGTCCCTAACACCTGTATAAGCACAGTGATCGAGAACGTCTCGGCGGCGTAGTCGTTGTAGTCCTGCCTACCGCCCGGAACGTCAACAAAGATAAAATCACCCGTTATATCGTTTGCCAGTCGATTACGGGTAGATTCATCTCCAAAGAATACGGGAAGCGCATGTTGCGCCCCCCATGTTCCAACCTGGTCTAGTATTCCTTTAAAGGTCATATTTTGATTTTACGTTATTATCATATTCCGGCTCGTTTACATCTGTAATAGTACGTTTGCCTACCCACGTTTTTACTACGTTACCCTTGTAATTGCCCGCTAGCGTAATAGCCCCTATAACGGTTGTGTTCGCCTCGATACTAGCGTTATCCTTCATTACAAGAGCGCCGCGGCTATCTGACATTATCTGCCCGGTTGCCGTAATTTTGGAATTGCCCGACATAACCACGCCCGACCGTGTATTAGCTTTTCCTTCTATAACGGCGTTGTTCCCCATGATGAACGAAAGGCTCGTAATTGGTACAGTCGACGACCCGATAAACTTGGCGTTGCCCTCCATGTGAACAAGCGCACACGCCCCGGTTAATGCTATTGGCGCGAATACCGCGTTGTCCTTCATGTGCACCGTACCGGTAGCGTCAAGGGCCGCCCATACCGCCGGGTTGTAGTACACTACGGAATTACCACCGAAGTAGCCCGTTCCAGTAATGCCAGCATTGACGAGTATAGCGTTATCCTCTACGCGGATATTACCTTTCATGTTAACCGCTGTCGCGCCTGTGTTCACGATCTTACAACCGTTGTACGTCGTTACGGTTACGCCTGCAAGGTCTGCGGGTGTGATTGGGCTTACATTGTCCGCCTTTCTAAAAATCAAATACGCGGCGTATTCCCCAAGTTGCGCGGATGCGACGGTCAAGGAACTTGCAGTCCATAAGCTATTAATGGTTACGGTATTGTTCGGGTTAACATATACGAACGCAGCCTCAACGCCCGCCGGGATATTGTCAACTTTTAGGCCCATAGCTCCGTTCACTCTTAATGGAGTCGGGACTGCTACACGTGCACTAGAAGATATGATCCCTGTGATAGTTTGTCCCACTGCCGAAGTGCTTACCGCCCCTTGTACCGCACGCGGCTGAACGTTCAGAACCTGTGCCAATGGATGGCTACGTACTTTGTGACCGAACACGTTCGTACCTGCGATGTCAAACAATCCGTTTAAATACGCGTCCTTGTAAATCGTTGTACCATAAGTCGCTGAAATTGATCCCGTAACGTCGGGGAGGGTCAAGTATTTAACACTGTCATAAGATTCAACCAATGCACCGTAGGAAGTTGTTCCCGCAAAAATCCGATACATCCCTTCAACTTCTGAACTAACCAATATACGTCCCGCTATGCTCCCTACTGTTTTACCCAAATCAGCTTGGGCCAACGCGAAATCAATGTTCTTGTAAGTGTTGGCTATCTGTGCGTGATGGTAGAACTTACCGCCCGGAACATTACAACCTTGGAAGATGAAAGGCATGTTAGCGGTTTGCGCTGCTGCCAGTCCCGGAAAGATTGTAGGTGATACGGCGAAGTTATCACAGTCGGTAGCTTGAATAATAGAGCGCGCCGCTACGTTCCAGTTGTTAGCGACCACCCCCGAAATCATTAAGTTCTTAACATTGCTATAAACCCCTACGCCCTGCGAACTGCCCGTCGTCACGTCAATGGTTACATTACTCCCAGTAAATTCGGAAATAAGACGGACCGTCCGGTTAGCCGTCGCGTGGCCGTTTATAACTACTTTGGAGTTTCTAATCACGCTATCCGGGTAGGCTGCTCCGGGTGCGATACCGCCCGGGCGGATGACAGTTATCCCTGTGCTAGTCGCCGGGTTGATCTCCACACGTGAATCTATGATCGAAAGTTTAGTTTCATAGGTACCTGTAAACGTGATTTCAGCGGTTGTTGCGTCTGCCGGAACTGTCGGACCTGCCGGGTTTTTCGTAATGACAATACTAAAGTACTGCCCAGCGGGTAAAGCTAAAGCACCGTTCTCTTTGCTTTGAACGGTTCGTTCATCGTCGGAGATATACCCGTCCGCGTCCGTTACAATTCCCGTAACTATAAATCCCGGAATTCCACATTTAACAATCAACGATTTGCCCCCTAAAAATATAGGGTTCTTGGTTCTGATATAATTTGCGGAGTCAACCGTTCTTAGCTTCTGACCTTTAGCGTAACTAGCAAATGTGCCCTGTTCGAAGTCATCCGCCGTCAGTACTACGGCGTCCGCCACCGTTACTTCTGATTCGAATATCAGCTTAGCACCAACTACGACACTAGACCCTAGAATGTCTACGGCGGGTGATCCGCCAGCAGGTGGAGCTGCTTCGCCTACGTCCACGATCGAATCCCCGCCGATCCGTGCACCGGGAAAACCGAAGTTGCCCCTAAACAGCCAGCAAGCGCCGTCCTGCGATAATGTTTTCTCGTCGTACACGATGCCGCCTACGTCGCCTATGTTGACGTACCGGCCGCCTACCGCCCACGAACGAAGGGCGCGTACTCTCTTGTCGCTCCCTACTGTAATAATCTCATACTTTTTTAAACCCATAACGTTATGATTTATAATGTTTCTTCATCTCTGCCTTTTGTTTCTCGTTCTCCTCGTGCCGCTTTGACAATGCTAGCATCGCGTCCAGGTAGTTAATCCGCTTTGCCTCCTCGAACGAACAAGCGAACAATTCCGCCGTAGCCTGTACGAGCGTCAGCACGTTCTTCGCCTCCTTGATCGGATCGTCTTCCGGCGTGCTTCCCGCGTCGAAAGGGAACAAGCGTTTCTCTAGTCCGTCCGCCGTCTCTATCTGCTCCTTAATGTACTTCGTCGCACAAAGCAGATGGTAGACGTTGTCCGGCGCATACTCGGCTGGTTCATGCTCGACAGGCGTGCACCACTTCGTAACCTTCTCCGTTGCCGTCTCGCTCCGTCTCGCCTCGATAACCTGCCATAGTGTTACGTCCTCGATACGAGGGATACGGTACACGAGCTTTCTATCTTTTATAATAAAAGGGTCGGCCTTAGCGTACTCTGCCACCGCGTTAAGTGTCGCTGCTTGGTCAGAAGTTAGGCCGCCCTTGTAATTCGGATGCAAGTTACAAATATATTCTAATTGTTTGCGGTTGTAATACCCACAAATTTTCCACCATAAGCGGCGGAAGACGTTTTTAATCTTTCCCCTCCAGTTGGTAGGCTCTTGCAACATCAACCACTCCACACCGTAAAACGCCGTAGTTCTTTTCAAACGCTCGACGTAATGCGGCTTGTCGTCTAGGGCGTAACATTCCGAGCTGTTAGGGCACTCCATCGTACCCCGTTTAACACAATTACCGCAACTTAGTTTTTTACTCATATTCAATCAGTTCTAGTTCTTCGTAATAATACCATTCTTCAACGTTTGATCCGTCCCATTGCACGACTACGCCTAACACGTCGGCTTCTGTAACCGTCCCGGTGTTCCCGGCGTAATCGTATTTAAGGCGTACCCGATCGTCTACTCTCATGCTGCAAATCTAGTCATTATTTGCGTATCTAGGGCGGTATTTACGTATAAGATAATCAACGCCATAACGCACAGCGTCCAATGCGTGGTTGTAAGCGTCTACCGGCTCGTTGGTGTACGTGTCGGTCAGGTTGTCCTTGACGTAGGTATAATTGTCCGCCTCGTCCAGTACGTTCGTGCTACGCTTCGTCACGAACAGGTTGAATTGCTTCACCTGCTGGATACCCGCCCGGATCGATCCTTTCCCCTTGATACAGGGAATCGTGTTGCAGCCTAGGCCGCGTAGCTCTATGATAGACTTCTGTTCTGCGTTGTCGCATACCGTGATGGTACGGTCCAGCCTTTCCGCCTTAAGCCTCTCGGCGATCGTGCGGTTGAGCATCTTCGTCTCGTAGCACACTTCGTCTATATACAGGTTCATGCCCCGCATGTAGATTTTGACGATAGCGGTCGGGTCGTTCTGAAAGCCGAAATCAAGCCCTGTGACGAACTTTACGTCCTCACCCGTTAAATCCTCCGGCAAAGCGTCGATCGTCTCAATTTGGGGATATACGAGCCCTTCCAGCCCGCCCGTCAGTCCTTCACCGTAGACGCGCCACCAATTAGCGTCCTTGGCGTTGCGCTCGATCGCCTCTACCTGCTGCTTCGACAAGTACGGGTTGTCCTTGTAGGTTGAGTGGATCGTTACGTACTTGTCGCCTGTGAAGTCCGTCTCGCCCCAGAAGCGCCGCACGGGGTTGAAGTCAATGATAACCTTGATCGTGGTACGTACGTCCAACTGTCGGAATATCTCGCGGGGCACGCGCTGCGCCTCATTGATGAAAAGAATGTCACGCGCCGGGCCGTGGACCTTCGACGCGTTGTCACACCCGAAAAACTCGATGCAAACACCTGGCTTCACCGTGTAGATCAAATCAGACTTGTTGAGCGCGTTATCGTCCCACACCCCTTCGTCTAATAGCATGTTCTGGAAGTCACGAAACATACCGCGCTTCACGGCTGGGAGCGTGTCGGTAACACAGGAGATCATCAGAGGCTCGGTACTTTCGTTAGCAACCAAATAGAGGAGCTGTAAGACACTCCACGTCTTAGATGAACGTGTACCACCCTTGCTCGCTATACCTCTTATATAGGGGTCGCAAAATGGCCCTATCATCTTATTGAATACGTAGGTACAATTCATCCCTTCTCGTCCTCCTTGTGATCCTTTTTAAAGTTCTTGATTGAGCTAACCTTTGCGCGTACTTTCGGGTCGGTTACGTTCACAGTCAAGCCACCCTTGATGGCTTCGCCGTTAGACGTGTAGTCCATTTGCGTTTTAATGCCGCGTAGGGCACGAACGTAGTTAGCGTCGAATTGTCCCACCGTCGCGCCCTGATCGAGGTCCTGTGCGATGGCTTCGCGTATCCTGTCGATCACCTCTATGAAGTCCGCGCATACCGTTAGATCGAACTCTTTCAGGTTCTCGGCGTAGGTGGTGCGGCGGTTGCGCAAATAGTTGACGCTAGCGCCAAGGAACATGCAGAACTCACCTTCCGATTGAAGATGCTTCTTTGGCACTTCGTAGAGCGTCCCGGCCATGTTGCCGGACTTGACCGCCTCTTGCGTTATAACTGGCGTAGCCTCGCACCAAGCCGAATAGATCGCGTACGCCTCCCATAGTTCTTCCGGTTCTTGCCAAACAGGCGTTTTGCCGAAGTGCGCCGTAGCCAACTGGTAACACTTGGAGTAGTTGAACGAATCCGCCAAATAGCGGGTCGTCGCGTATGTGGGAGACGCTTTCAAGTGCGCGTAATCCGGCCTAACCTTCTCGGGCTTTGGCAGCTGCACCGCTTCCTTCGTTTCTATAATTTCTTTCTTCTTAATAGCCATATAATTTTTATTTACAACTCTACAAAATTACTCTTTTTCCGCCCAAATCGCCGTCTTTACACCTACCAAAACCATCGTTTACACCCGAAACCCCGATGAACAGGGCGTTTCAGCCCGGTGTAAATGATGTAAATGATAAAGATCACTTTCCCTATTATATATATTTTAAAAAATACCCCAAATTAATTATTTAAAATAACAATAGTATATTTATGTTAACTATATTATTACTTATTAATAGTTACTCTATACTAACCATCTTTACATCTTTTACAAATACACTATATTACAGTATAAAGTACTATAAATAAGCAAGTTAGGTGTGAAAGATACAAATTTTAACCATTTACATCAAAAACTTGGAAAATGCGTTCTGCGTCCTGTGGGGCTGGTCAGGTGTAAAACATGAAATGGCATTGTAAAAGAGGTTTTCACTACTTTTTTGTCAAAAACAGGCTTTTTAGTTAAAATACCGTTAAAATCAAGCTTTCTCTCTAAAAAGTTTTCTCTCACAAAGTTTTTTCCGAAGCGCGTTAAATTTTTTAACTAAAAGTCGCATTAACGTTTTTATACGAAAACACGACTTTTAGTTAAATCCAATTAACAATCCAAGTTATACAGAACCTTCCAATCGTCTAAAATATCTTTACATTTCCATCTCTCCGCCCTCTCAATCGTTTCCCATCTCAAAGTATGGTGGTTCAACTTGTCTAGCGTCCTGCTACCGTCGCAATACATATTGACCCGGTACAGCATTGAAACCTCTATCCCATTACGGTTTAAAACTGTGTCCCGGCTCGCATAGATCGGGCGTTCTATATCGTCATTCTCATAAGGCCCTACACGCTTCTTGTCCTTGTCACGATACAGCATATTTTCTACTGTCGGTATGCGTTCCGGTTCGGTCCGCGTGTTCCGGTCGTCCCGTACTTTACTAGCTGCGTATATTATATCCCGGAGCACCTCGCAGAATATCTCGGCATTTACAGCGTGAAACGGTTTGCCCTTCACCTTGAGATACTTCACACCGTTCGCTTCAAGCCAGTTGAAGATGAAAAACGCGTGTAGATTATATAACTGTGCCATCTCTTCGATAACTAAAACCCTTCTCTGTTTCTTCTTAATATATGGTGTCGGCATACTATAAATTGTTTAAGATACATACTAAAATACAACCAAGCGCGATCCCCGCCGCTATCGCCAGGACCATTTGCCCTAGCATTTTCGTCACCTTCTTCATAGCTTCAACGCCTCCTTAAGTTCACCGATCAAGCGCAACGCCTCAACTCTTGACAAGTCCACCCGGCGTTGCGGCTCGCTCTTCCGGTAAATCGTGATCGTCGTAATCTCTTTAGCGCTACGCGGTACGCGCTCGGCGTAAACCATCACCCGTTCAGCTTCCGCCTTGTCTATCTTGACGCGCATATTATACTGTGCCTTCTCTGCACGGTCCAGTGCGGTCTTGAAACGTCCGGTTCTGATGCCCGCTACTTCTTGTTCCTTCATCTCTTGTTCTCTAAATAAATGTTCCATACTTTCCATAACTTAAAATAATTAGATTAATAACGCCCAATAACACTAATAAGCCAAAACACCCTATGGCAACCAAATGCGAAATACTAACTAGTTTTTCCCTATCTAGCACCATGAATACTAACATAAGTGTAATTGCGATTAGCCCCATAATAGACAGAACTAAAAATAATGATTCCATACCTTATTATATTAATAACAGGTTTATAAAACTTAGCACAAGGGTCACCCCTCCAAGCGCCATACACACCAGATAGAAAAAATCTATTAGGCGCGGCTTATCAAAAAATATTGCTACTGCCATACCGATAAAACTTAAGCCCATTAATGCAACAAGGGCTACCATTGCTTTTTCCATAACTTAAAATATTAAATTGATTAAATACCCTATCAAATAGTCCACCCCTACCACCAGCATAACGCCGTGCCCGATCACCCCGCCGACAGCGGTTAGGAGGAAGTCCACAAAATCAGCCTTCCCACCGTACAAATGGTCCTTTACTTCCATACCTAAACCCACACCCGTAGTGAACGGGGCACCACACACCGCACCGAGCGGGATCGCGAATAAGAAATGCTTCCAGCGATTAGACGCCTTCCACCAGTCAATTAACTTTTTCATACGAATAAATTTTTTAGTATATGTTCAATAACTCTAACTGTCCAACCGTTCCCGCACATGCGGTATATCTGCGTGTCCGACACTACCCACTCATACCAATCCGGTACAGTCTGCAAGCGCGCGCACTCCGCGGGCGTCAACCGTCTTAACGTGCCGCGATTCTCAATCAGAAGGTTATCTTTCTGTACTGTTGTGAGGCAATTCGACTTTCCATCCGTTCTCGGCTCCAGGTGTTGCCTAGTCACCCCGTCCGATCCGGTTCTTCCGCGGCTGGCTACTATTAAATTGTGGTCCCGATTTTCGCGATAGACACACAACGTGTTTGCTTTCCCTTCGGGGGAAACCATGCGCGCTCCGAAACCGTTTCCCTTCGCGGCGTTAACCCTCGCGCGGTTAGCCATGCCTTCAAGGGCCTTATCCGATACATGATATTTTTCGTCTACGTCGTCCTCTAGTATATCACGGATGAATATCCCTTCGTCTTCCGGCTGCGTGATCTCCGCGATGTTCGTCCAGTACAGTCGCTTCCGGTTCTGCGCCGACACAAGGTTGCTGTTAATTTTAACGGGTTCAACTCCGATTGCGTTAGTTAATACCGCTTCCCACTTCTTCGACATAACCACGTTCTCTAACAGGAACTTAACGTTCGGGTTGTACTTCCGTACTTCCGTCAGTATCCGCATGTATTCCCAAAACAGGTACGACTGTCCGGTAAACTCGAACCCCATTATTTTAAGATCGAGATATTGGTCCAGGTCGGTCACTTCTATGTTTTCCGTTGTAGCCATCCCCGCCTGTTTCCCTGCGAAGGAAAATGATTGGCAGGGGCTTCCGCCTATAATCAAATCGATCTTATCCAGCTTCGACACGTCCACCTGCGTAACGTCACCTATGTGTATCGTGTTGGGGAACACGTGACGCGTCTGTTGTATGGCGAACTTGTCCACCTCGGATGCGTAGTATTTATTCGGGAAACATCCTAGATTAGTCAAGGCGATTTGCCCGCAACTCATACCGTCAAATAAACTCAATACATTCACACTCTATATTTTTTAATTAGTTCCTTAACCATATCCATTAAGCCGTTCTGCGTGTCCGCTTTCCCGGTCAACGCTCCGATAACCCTTTCGTCGATCGTACCCCGCGTAATGATGTGATGGACAAACACGCTATTTTTCTGTCCCTGCCGCCATAAGCGGGCGTTGAACTGCTGGTATAGTTCCAAGCTCCAAGTAGTACCGTACCATATTATACGGTTGCCTCCCTTCTGCATGTTCAGACCATGCCCCGCGCTTGCCGGATGTGTCACTAAGACGGGTATCTTCCCCTCGTTCCACCTGCGTACGCTATCCACGCCTTCCAGCGCTTCCGCGCCAAAACCCTTGAGGGCTTCCAGTATGCGTGCTTTCTCGTGTTGGAAGTTGTACGCCACCAGTACGGGTGACCCGTTCGCAGCCTCTACCATCTCAACCAGTGTTTCCAGTTTCTCGTTGTGGACCTCGTGCACCTGCCGGTCTGCATCATAGATCGCACCGCCCGCGAACTGTAAGAGCTTGTTTGATAGGGCGGCGGCGCTTAACGCTGTTATCTCTTCCTCCTGCATAAGCTCCAGCACTTGATCCTCTTCAAACTTATCGTACTGCTTCTTCACCTTCGGCGATAACTCTACGTAGTTATTTAGGTATGTAAGTTCCGGCATATCTAGGAAGTCTAGGGCTTTCATTGATAACGTGATGTCGGCTATCTTCTCGCCTAATACCGCCTCGGTCGTTGCAAGCGGTTTGTACTCGTAAACGATCCCGCCGTTCTGTGCTCCAGGTCTGAAATAGTTGGCACGGTAATCGGTGATCGTCTTCCCAAGCCTTTGCCCACCATCGACTAAATACATTTGCGCCCACAAGTCTATAAGCCCGTTTGGCGCGGGCGTTCCTGTCAGGCCCACCACCCGGCTGACACTCCGGCGTATAATCTTTGCAGCCTTGAAGCGTTTAGATTGGTGATTCTTGAACGAGGATAACTCATCTAGTACCAGCATGTCGTACGGTACTTTAGACCCGCCCCACATTTGCAGAAGCCAGACAAGGTTGTCACGGCTCACGGTGTAAACGTCGGCTTCCGCCCTTGCTGCGATCTCGCGTTGCTTCGCCGTGCCTTTAATGACTGACAAACGAAGGTGCCGGATATGCGCCCAGTTCTCGATCTCGTCGCCCCAGGTCATTTCGGCTACGCGCTTTGGGGCTACTATCAGCACCTTAGTTACTTCGAACTCGTTTATAAGATCGGCTACGGCTGTTAGCGTGCTCACCGTCTTT